TATTTTGATGGAAGATGCAATGTTGATCCATCGTATTGTTCGTGCTCCTGAAAAACGTATTTTCTACATTAATGTAGGTTCTATTCCACCAAACGAGGTAGAAAACTTCATGCAAAAGACTATTACTCAAATGAAGAGAACTCCATTTATGGATCCTCAAACTGGTGAATATAACTTAAAATATAATCTACAAAATTCATTAGAGGACTTCTTCATCCCAGTTAGAGGAAATGATCAAACAACTCGAATTGAACCAACTAAAGGTTTAGATTATACTGCGATTGAAGATGTAGTTTACTTAAGAGATAAGTTATTTGCTGCTTTAAAGGTACCTAAAGCATTTATGGGTTATGAAAAAGACTTAACTGGTAAAGCAACATTGGCAGCTGAAGATATTCGTTTTGCTCGTACAATTGACAGATTACAACGCATTGTACTTTCAGAATTAAATAAAATTGCTTTAGTACACTTATATACTCAAGGCTATAGAAACGAAGCATTAACTAATTTTGAATTATCATTAACTACTCCTTCTATCATCTACGATCAAGAAAGAATTGCGTTAATGAAGGAAAAAGTTGATCTAGCTAAAAACATTATTGATGGTAAATTATTACCCACAGATTGGATTTACGATAATGTATTCCACTTAAGCCAGGATCAATATGATGAATATAGAGATTTAATTGCTGAAGACCAAAAACGTATCTTTAGATTTAAACAAATTGAGAATGAAGGTAACGACCCACTTGAATCAGGTAAGTCATATGGTACACCTCACGATTTAGCAACTTTATACGGTTCTGGAAGATACAATATGGGAGTACCTGATGGATACGATAAAGATGAACCACTGGGACGTCCTGAAGAAAAAGCATCTACTATGGGTACTCAACAGAGTACTTTAGGTAAGGATAGATTAGGTAATATTGGTATGAAAAAAGGAGATGCAACAGGTGAAGATATAACATTAAAGAATAATTTTAAAGGTGGATCACCACTTGCTTTAGAAACTAAAGTTAAAAACAAAACTTTATTAGAATCTTTAGATAAAAAATTATCTCTTAAAAAAGAAGAATCTTCATTGCTTGATGAATCTCAAATACGAGAATAATATCTCCATATATATTTATAATTAAAATATTTACTCCTGGAATGACTATTAAACATTCGAAGTATAAAAACACCGGTATCCTCTTTGAGCTTTTAGTGAGACAGATCACTGCAGATACACTATCAGGTGTTGAATCCCCAGCAACAAACATCTTAAAAAAATATTTTGGTAAAACAGAATTAGGGAGAGAATATAAGTTATACGAAAGTCTTTTTAAATATACTAACATTAGTGAAGCAAAAGCCGAAATGGTGGTTAGTACTATTGTTGAAAGTTCTAAACAATTAAATCGTTCTGTACTAAAAAGACAAAAATATAATTTGATTAAGGAAATTAAAAACCACTATAACTTAGATGAGTTTTTTAAAATCAAATTACCAAACTATAAGATACAAGCTGCAACTTATACTTTGATTGAAACTTATGGTGGTGATCAATTATTAAACCCTGATCAGATCATTGAAAATAAAACCGTTCTTCTAGAACATTTAACTCAATCTAATATTAATAAAAAAGAAGTTAAAGAAAATATCTTAGAAGAATTTAGACAACAAGATAAAGATGTTCGTGTTTTAGCATATAGAGTATTACTTGAAAAATTTAATGACAAATATGTTAATTTGAACATAAATCAAAAAAACGTATTAAAAGAATTTATTAACAGTGTTGATAATACAACTAAGTTAAAAGAATTTTACAATACTAAAGTAAATGAAATTAAAGAACATTTACTTGAAATGAATAGTTCTGTTACTAATCCTGCTATCCAAGTTAAAATAAAAGAAGTAATCAATATTTTACCTACACTAGGAAAAACTGATAAAGCAGGTGATGATCAACTAATTAATCTTCTTCAATACTACCAGTTAATTGAAGAATTAGAAATAGCTAAATGAGTAAGAAAGAAAAAATAAAAGAACTTATTCAAAAACGATTAAAAGAAATAAGTGCTACTGGTACTGGTGCTTCTTTTAATTCTGGTCCTTCTGGAGAAAATTATCCTATTCCTGTAGCTGGTAAAGCTAAAAATTACTATTATAAAATGGGTTTTGAACCTGTAAAACAGTTACAAGAAGAAACAGAATCAAAATTTGATATTGAAAGTTTTATAAGTTCTTTAAACACTGAAGATGAAGAATTAAAAAACTACATAGCTGGTCGTTTGGGTGATTTTGATTTATTGGCTAATAGAATTAAGGAACTTATTTCTTTAATACAAGAAGCTAAAAAAGAAACAATAAATAGTTATAGAGAAAACCCTGAATTTAAAGCAATTTATGGTACAGATTTAGCTATAAAGACTATTGACAATGCGATAAAATTATTTACATAACATGAGAAATACATTACAAGAACAATATAACCTTATTAAAGAAGGTAAAGGTAATAAACAGCAATTTTTTAAATCTGTTCGTCAACTATTCCCTAACCTAGTAACCCCAATTAATACTTACGAGGATACAGTGCGTATTCTTAAAAACAGAGGTATCATCACCGAGGGCATTGGTGGTGTAGTTACCACGGGTAAAAAGCAAGATTGGCATGCTATCTTTAAAGAAAATATTAACTCTTTAAATGAATTAGAAAGAACTCAAATGGGAATGTATTTGATGTTTAATAAAAAGACAGGAAAATTAGAAAACTATATGGAATCTCCTGATTATAAAGAAAATAATACCTTAAAAAAACAAATAGAAGATCAAGGCTCATATATTTTACATTTTGTTACAGGTAATGATTATAATAAATTTAAAGATAATTTAAATAAGTTTAAAGGTAAAACTAAACAAGAATTAGATTTATTTTCAGATGATGAAATGAAAATGGGAGCCCAAGCTGTTGACATGTTGCGTGGAGCAACTATTTCAACAATGAGAGAAAATAATAACTCATTAAGAGAAGCTAAAGAAGCTAAAGCTGAAGAAAAAGAAACCACTAAAGAAGTAACCGATATGGCTACTCGTGGTTATGATTATAAGGATACTAAGAATTACGACAACGTATTTGGTGAAGAATTTTTAAAAGGATATTACACTGAAATGAAAGATCCTAAAAATGAAGGCAAACATGTTGAAGAATTAAGACAAATTGTAGCTAAAAATTTAGCTAAAGATATTAACCACTATGTTAAGGATGGTCAATTTGGTACTAAAGGTGTAGGTTACACTGTTGATGCTCCTGGATTAGGTGAGTCAAAACCAGCTAAAGGCAAACACAAATCTTCAGGTTATGGTGATTTAAAAGAATCAGTATTGCGTTCTCAAATTTACTTATTAGTAAAGGAAGTATTAACTGAAAATATCGGGGATGAGAAAGAAGATTATATGTCACAACAAAGAAAAAATGTATTAAAGCAACTTTTAAACTTATATCCTGATAATGAACATTTAAAACAACAACTAGGGATTGAAGATAAAAGTAAATCTTTAACACCAGCTGACGAAATGGCTTTTAGTCAAGCAGTTGATTTTGCTGAAGATTTATATGATAAAGTAGGTAATGTAGAAGATGTTTTAGCTAATTTACCAAAACAATTCATTCAATATAAAGATGAATTAGAACAACATTTAACCCAAAAGTTTGAAGGTTAATTATGAAACAAGTACTTATTGAAACCCAAACATTTGCAGCTAAACCTGTTAAGTTAGTTGAAGGTAAAAGTGGAAATGGAAACATACTTGTTCAAGGTATATTGGCAACTGCCGAAGTAAAAAACGGCAATGGCCGATATTACTCAAAGGACTTATGGCAGAGAGAAATTGATAAGTATATGGAAAGTGTTAATGCTAATAGAGCATTAGGTGAATTAGACCACCCAGATTCCTCTATTATTAACCTAAAAAACGTATCTCATAACATCAAAAAAATATGGTGGGATGATGATAATGTAATGGGTATAATAGAAATATTACCTACACCTTCAGGTAATATATTAAAATCATTATTTGAAAATGCTATTCCCGTAGGTGTATCATCTCGTGGTATGGGTTCACTTAAGCAAATGGGTGAATTAATGGAAGTACAAGACGACTTTGAATTATTGTGTTGGGATTTTGTATCTACACCTTCCAATCCAGGCTCATACATGGGTCGTTTAAATGAAAGTAAAACTGTAACTAAAAGTAAATATACTAAAGTAAATTCCCTTATCACAGATATACTTTGTGCTAATGGGACTTGTCCAATCTATTAAAAATAAAATATTATGACAAAACTAGAATTTGATGATTGTAAAAAAGTTATATTAGATAAATTAACTACTCTAAAAAGTGAGGCTACTAGTAGAAAACTAAATACTTCTAAATTAACAGCATTAGAAAAACAAGTTACTGATGTTATTGAGGAAATTAGAACTAAAAATAACTCAAATCTTGACTCACAAAAACTATAACCCCTCTTAAAATAGAATTTTAAGACTGATGCCCCAAAAATGGGGCATTTCTTTTCTACAGAATGTGTTTTTAGTAGATCCATATATATGTATATTCAAATATGCTGTCCCTTTCCCCTTATACAGCATTAATTAGTTAATAAATCTATTACGTTTCTTATTAAACGTATTTCCAAAACAAAATTATTTGAGGACAATGAACAGAGAAATGCTAAAAGAATGCATTGCTGATGCTAAAACTATTAGAGAATCTGCAATCGCAAATGCAAAGCTGGCTCTTGAAGAAGCTTTTACTCCTCAACTCACTGCTATGTTTGCTGAAAGGTTAAATGAGCTTGAGTTGGAAGAATCAGAAGCTACTAAAGATCCAGTTGATGAGTACAGTATGGAAGAAGAAACGATTAAAGTTGATGAAACTTTTAATCTTGAAGAACTTCTTGCTGAGTTAGAAATGGAAGAAGGACAAGACCTTACAATGGAAGGCGATGACACGGAAGAATCATCAGATGAAGATCTAATGTTTGATGAAATGTCTGACGCAGAAATTGAAAAGTATGTAACGAAAGTCATTGATGACATGATCGCATCTGGTAAGATTATGGCTGGAGAAGAAGCTGAAGACGAAGACATGGAAGACATGGAAGACATGGACATGGACGACATGGGCGGTGAAGAGGAAGATGAAGATATCAACCTCGAAGAACTTCTTGCTGAAATAGATTCTGTAGAAGAAAGTGAACAGTTAAATGAAGCAATGCCAGAAATACTTCAAGCTATTATGGCTCAATTTAGTGATGCTAAAGAATTCTTTAAAGGATTATATGATATAATACAACAAGGAGGAGATCCAGAATTATATATGGTAGAGAAAGGACAAAATCCTGCAATTTTAGGAGCTGTTGGATCAGCTTTAACATTTGGGGTTTTATTAGCTAGAGTATTTGGGCAAGAGGTTGTTGATAAATTAAAAGCATTTTATCAAAAATATGGTAAAGGAGCTAAATCAACAACTGAAGCACCACCCACAGAAATGGAAGAAACTATCGCTGAACTCCGCAACGAACTCAACGAAGTTAATCTATTAAACGCTAAGCTTCTTTACACTAACAAAATCTTCAAAGCTAAGAATCTTACCGAATCAGAAAAAATCAAGGTTTTAAACACGTTCGACAAAGCAGAAACTGTTAAAGAAGTGAAACTTGTATTTGAAACTTTAACTGAATCTTTTAAAGCTACTACAGCTAAAAAGAACCCAATTAAAGAATCATTAGGATCAGCTTCTAAAACAATTTCAACTGCTACCCCTAAACAACCAATTATTGAGAGCAACGAAGCATTTGCACGTATGCAAAGACTCGCAGGTCTCAGAAAGTAAAAATTAACATTAACAAAAAACCAATTTTTTAAAAATTATGGAAACAATTCAACAATTAGTTGAGTCTGCCAACCCATGGAGATCACTTCAGAGTGATGCAGCTAAATTAGCTAACAAGTGGGAAAAAACCGGCCTCTTAGAAGGTCTTGGTGAAGACGTCAACAAGAACAACATGGCTTTGATGTTGGAAAACCAAGCAAAGCAATTAGTAGTAGAA